TGCTCCGGCGTTAAACATATTAGCAGCTTTTTGCTGGGTGTCGGCGTTTGCCATTCTAAAATCATCTAAATAGATAAGATCAAGCTCGCCGTTTATCTGTCCCCTCATTGTTTCATAGTCCATTTTGTCCTCCTATTTAGATAAGCTCATATAAAAACTTTCACTTTTTGAGATTTGCGGGGCGGGTTTATTCCCCTCTTTTTTTACTTCCCAAACTGCGATCATTTTTTGTTTCCAATTTTTTATAGGCTTGCCTTTACTGTCTTTCCAGCCTCCGGCGTTGTAATAATCAAAAAAGCGTTGAGGATCAACGCCGTTTTTTCTTTCCATACAATAATTTGTAATTTCTTCAATAGAGGGTGGAGTAAATTTTTTTGTTTTTTCCTCTATATTTATAATATTATTTCTTTCATTCTTACATTCTTGTTTATAGTGTTGGGTCTGTGTTGGGTCTGTGTTGGGTCTGTGTTGGTTTTCGTGTTGGTTTTCATAATTATCTGCGGTCTGATAAAGGTCGTAATTATTGACTTTGATAATTATGCCCCGTGTTGTTTTCTGTGTTGTGCAAAATTTCACTTTTTCACTTTTTGCCCAGCGTAAAAATTCATAAACCTGTATTTTCGATACTCCGTCCGGTCTGTCCTCTGAAAAATTAAAGAAATTACTGCCTCTTGGAAATAACCCGTCTTTGTGATTAACCTTTAAAAGAATATAGAGAAAGAGTTTTAACCACTCCGGCGGCTTTCTCCATATTTCTGAACATAGGATCTGACGGGACAACAAAATAAATCCGCCGTTAATTATCTCATTATCCATTTTCCCCTTTACTCCTCTATTGTTTTTGCTAAATGTACCGCATAAGCGGGGCTATTTTCGCCTTTTTGATCTTCTTGTGGTATTTCCCATAAGAGCATATATTTATCCGGTGTAATTGTTAGCGGTTGTATGCTCTCATCTAACTTTACAGATAAATATTGCTTGCCGTTTTCTGTAAACTTCCACCACGCAGCACCTATTTTTGTACTAACTGTTTTTTTAGCCATAAATTCCTCCTCCGTTTTCGTATTTGTTTCTTGTAGCCTCGTTTATTTCTCCCTGCTGCATAAATTTTATAATGCTTTGTATTCCGCTTATTTCTGATAAATAAGCCTTTAAAACATACTCTAACCCTTTATATTCTTGCTCATACTCATTCATTCTTGAAAAAGTGTCTATTGCCTCATCTGAATATATAGGATCTGCAAATAGCATAGGGATCTTGTTTTCAAAGGCGGCTTTATTCTTATGTAAACCCGCCTTATAAATCATTACTGTTATTTTGTTAAGGTTTTGAGCATATTTTTTTCGTGCCTCGTAATATGTAAAAGCAAGCTCTTTCATTTCTCCGGAGGTTGATAAAAGTTGCTCTGAAAAGTCCTCAACGGTTGGTAAGTCTATCTCTCTCGCCATAGTCTAATAGCCCCTTATTCAAAGTTATTAAAAGGATCGTCATTGTTTGCATTTTCCGGTTGTTCCTGCGGTTCTTCCGGTTGATGTTCAACTAAAGGCTCTGCCTCAATATATTCTTCGTTATTATCTACAAATTGAGCCTGTCCGTTCTCTTCAATAACCGCCATATCATTTTGTAAAGCAGTTTGAAAATCTACGGACATTATGCCCCACTTAGAGATAAGCTGACGCAACATTGTTTTAAATGCCATACCGTCAAAATCCTTACTCCAAAAACTGTATTTATTACCCTTTTGTAAATCGGATCTATACGCTTGTGAATATTTTTGAGCGTGTGCCTCCATTTTTGCCTTGCTCCAATACAGAGTTTTTACAAAGCCGTTTTGATATTCAAACATAGCATAATAGCCTATTGTCGGTGTTTGTTCTCTTTCGGTTTCGTCCTCAATGAGTTTTACTTCCAGCGTTTCATCAAGCGGGTTATAGTTTATTAATTCGCCCTCTTTTATCGCTAATACATTGAGCTTTTTATAATATCCGGATCTTATTGCAAGCTGGATATATCCTTTGTAACCTAATTGAAATTGTGCAACGGTTCTATTGTTTTTAGTGTCATTAAAAGGGACTATATAATATTGTCCTAATTGCGGGCTTGCCGATAATTTAAGACTTTCCCCTAATAATGCACTTGCTAAAATCGTTGAATGTTCGCATTTTGCTATTGCCGGATTATTTGCAACAAGTGATACAAGGCTTGTAATAAATTTGCCTCCGTCTTTTCCGGACATCATTTGATTAATTTTGTTTTTTACTGCGTCTGACGCCATATAAACTGAAAAAGTTGATTTTTTATTATCTGTTTTTGTTAAGCTATTTGAGATTGACATTGTTCAATTCCTCCGTATTCAATATTGTTTTCTTTTAAATAAGCTCCCAAAGCTCTTAATTGTCTTTCCGTACCTCTTACCCAAAATTCTTTATAATAAATTTTTTCTATAATAGGTGATACATTATCAAAATTGTGGGCGGTTTCCTCGTCATTTATGACGGGTTTTTGTTCTTCTTGGTCTATTTGTACCTCTTGATTATTTTCTCGTTCCTTAATCGCCTTTTTAAGATTTTCAAGGCGTGTTTTTTCTGCCATAGCAAGTGAAAAATCAAGAGTTTGTAAATATTTGTCTTTTACTTGTAATTCCATATCCGGATCAAGTTTTAAATCTGTTATTACATTAAGATCGCCGTTTACCTTGCCTATTGTTTCCGTGATTTCTTTTGTAATATTAGTCATTTTATAAGTGGAGTTAAGCCACTTTTGATTAAATATTTTTTCGAGCGGCAAAATCTCTTTTAAATTACCTATTGCGGAGTTGTAAAAATCTTCTATATCAACTCTTTTAGCCGTTATTCTATTGTCCTCAAAGGTTTGTAATTGAGTATCAATAGCTTTTATCGGTTGGTCGATTAGTCCGGTTAATTCCTTGATCCTTACTTCAAAATCGTTATAAGGTTTCATACAGAGATTTTTTATTTCTTTTCTGCGGGTTTCTATTGCCTCTTTAAATTTGTTTAGCCCCGCTCTTGTGTCTTTCGCCTCTTTTACTGTTTCCTCCGTAAAAGTTAGGTTTTGATATTTTTCTAATCGTTCTATAAGCTCCGTTTTTAATTCGTCAAAATTAAATTCAATAGCTTGTATAAATCCGTTTTCGCTTTGCGGGTTAATTAGTTTAAATTCCATTATTAATTCTCCTTTCAGATTTCCGGTAGTTTCATTGGCGGCTCTTTGTCCTGTTCGACATATTGCCAAAATTGTTTTTCAGCCTCCATTAAAAGCTCAATATCTTTTAAATGTTTTTCCCTTAATATGTGATAATGTCTTGTAGTTGCATAAACTTCGGGATCGTTTGGTTTGGTGTATTTTATTTGTGCTTTTAGCTTGCAAAATTTTAACGCCTCATCAATTCCAAAATAGTGCAATACTTGGCAAAAATAATTTATTGGGATCTTTCCGTCCCATTCGTCCCATTGTTCCGGTTTATAAATGGTCGTTGTTTTTATTTCAAGTATGCCTTTTGTTCCGTCTTGATCTGTTAGAAGTCCGTCAAAACTTGCTCGCATAAAAGGATAATCATTATTGATATGTTGATCGTATGGTGCATAATCAAGCGTGTATTGTGGGTAATCTAACATAAATAACGCCCGCAAATATTCTTCCGCTTGTTTTCCGTATTTTACGGCGGGTTTTTCGCTTATGTCCTCCGGTTCTTTTCTTCCGGTTTTTTCCCGCCATAAATCTACATTTGATTTATAAGGGTTTACGCCTAAGACGCTTGCAGCGTCCGATCCGCCTATACCCTTTGAGCGTTCATTATGCCAGCCTTGCTCGGTTTTAATGTTTATAACTATATGCCCCATAATAACGCCTCGTCCATTTCTGCCTGTCTTTCTACCATATCTCCGCCGTATAACTCTATATATTCGTCATAGTCGATCTCCGGTAAAATAGGCTCTTTTATATCTTCGTCCATTATGCTGATACTCTCCTATATTCAAGTAACTTTCCATAATAAAAATTTATGTCTTGCGGTGTTTTTATAATCTCTTTTAGTGTTTGATCCG